GCCCTTCAGATTTATGGGAACCATGTCTATGCGTATCGTGGCGTCCTTTGGGACCCATCAAACATAGGCGATGCCCTATGGAGCGCCCCAGCGCCATTGACGAAAGACATTCGAGTACCAGCAAACGGGGCATATGAACTTGTCCCCGTTGGCGTTTTCCGACTCAACACAGTAGAGGTTGAGGAAAGCACAGACGGCAACATTGTAATCACCTGTACCGGAACCGACGTTTCCCACAACATTGGAATGAACCACTGGATTGCCCCAGTTACTGTTTGGAAAAGCAAATATGTTGCCCCAGTAAACAAGACGGACACTGGCAAAGAAGTTGAGTACGTCGCCAGCACTGTTTTGGAAGCAATTAAACTCCTAATCACCAACAGGTGGCCATCACGCCCGACAAAGGTTTTGGGTCCACCTATTTTTGACTTTCAGGGCGTTACGGACGCACCATTGAAGTCACCTGTAATTATGGGGTCACGAACCGTTTCTTCCAGTGGCTCAAACTCGCCGTGGACAGACATCACCGCACTTGCGGATGCCGTTGGTGCAACTCTTTATGTTGACGTGGATGGCCAGTTTGCTTTGCGCCCGGTACCAGACCCAAATTCAATGCCAGTGGTTTGGGACTTCTTGGATGGCGATGGTGGGCTTTTGTTGTCGGCAACACGAAAAATTGACGACTCAAAAACAGTTAACTACGTTATTGCCACTGGAGAAAACTCGGGAGCGAAAACGCCGACAAAGGCCATTGCTGTTGATGATGACCCCAACTCACCCACCTACTGGCAAGGCGACTTTGGTATTTCGGTTGGCTATGAGCCAGGTAGGAAGAAACTGACGACACAAGCAGAGACGCAACTTGCTGCGAATACATACTTGAACTGGTTTGTCGGTGGGGATGAAACCCTAACAATTAATTGCATCACCAATCCGGCACTGGACGCAGGGGATGTTGTTCACATTCGTCGACAAAGAATTGGAATTTACGACAGCAGTACCGTTCTGGCGACCCTGAGCGAAGGTTTGACTAGCACCAAGAACGAAATCTCCACAATCAAAATTGCGAAATTGGTTAATCAAATTCCAGCCGGAACGGAAATTCAGTTTTACACCGACTACGCAACTGACTACATTGTGGTTACAAAAACTGCACCAGTAGGCTCGACTGAACTTTCAATCAGCACAACAAGTGGGAAGCCTTTTGTTCCTAGCGTTATGTACGGAGCCCAGACACCCTTGGTTGACCCCAAGAAGCCGAGCAATGGAGCGGTTGCTTACTACATCGACAAGGTGACAATGCCTCTGGACATCACCTCGCCCATGCAACTCACCATGCGTGAGCGCCGAGTTGGTTCACGTCAGGATGCAATCCGCATTGGAGAATACGACGTTGCAGGAGTAGAGTAATGGCTTTTGACTTTCGACTTCTAGCAAACAAACTTGTAAATAACAATCAGTTTCGACTTCCTCCGCCCGATGTTGTTCGTATGGGTGAAGTAACTGGATACGACCCAAATTTCCAAAACAACGAAAACGGCAACAATTATCCAACCGTGAGCGTTGCCCTTGGTGGCGATACTGCGCCGATGCACGGTGTTCGTTTTGGGGAGACATATGTACCCGGAATTGGCGACACCGTTATGTTGATGACCGCCGGAACAGACGCCTATGTTCTTCACTCTTTTGCTGGTTCAGACAAGGACATTATCGGAACGGTGCGTTCAGCAAGTGGCGTCCTTGCTCACTCAACAATCCCTGAACCAACAGACCCAAATACAAGCGCCCCTCCCGCAGTTGTTAACACGAATGTTCTTCCAAACCGTCTTTACAAGGTTGAGGTTTCAGCAAACATAAACGCTCAGACAATTGCACATGCCACAAATATTGGCGTAACAATAACCGCACCTGACGGAAAGATTTTGAACGCTGGTTCACTATCAGTGCAAGCAAACTCTACCTATAACTTCAATGGCTTTGCTTTATGGAGCGATTCCGACGTAACAAATTGGACGACGAAATACCCACAGCCCAACGGTGCAAACCCCCAAGGCACTTGGACATGCGGTTTGGCGCACACGACTTTTGCCTCAGCACAAGAATGGTCTGCTTCAAACAATTACGTTGCTGGAGACGTTGTTAGCGTTACGACAAATGGAGCCCCGTCTTATTACGTCGCACTTCGCTCCATGTCGCAATGGTCGAGTGCTGTTCAGTACGTAAACGGAGACCTTGTTATTTACAATGGCGGTCTTTGGAATTGCACCCCAGCATCTGGAAGCCCGGCCACAAAGGGAACGGCGCCCGCTTCTCCCGCCTGGACGGAAGTTAGCGCCACCCCTACGCCATCATCTATTCCAAATGTTTGGGCCGTGGAGACTCAACAACCAGTCGTTAACCTGGGGGAACACTCAATTGTCGTACATGACCTTGGTATTGCGGACCCACAGCCCTTCACGGGTCAATAATCTGAAAACCCTGGGATAAACTTTTGCCATGTCAGCGAATACACCATACATAGTCGGTGCCCTAATCGCTGCTATTCCGTCGACACTTTCAGCGACAGCCGCATGGCGGTCAAGCCATAAAGGAAGAGACGAAGAAAAGGCCGACCACACTGAAGTAGAGGCCGGGATTAGAAATGTGAACCAAAACCTAATTGGTCTTGGAAATGAATTGCTAGAAGTAAAGGCACGAGTTGCCCAAGTTGACTTAAAAGTTGACAATTTTAAAACCTCAATGGACTTGCGTTTCGACACAATTGAGGATAAGGTCGAGAGACACCTCGACTGGCACAGGTCGATTGCCGAGGAACATTTACCACAAGCCCTAATCAAGGAGTCAGCAAATGACAATACCACCAACCAACACCCCCGAGTCCGACCAGACTCTCGATAACAAAATCCCACCAGTAACGCCAGAGGCGCAAGAAGTTGACGAAATGGGTAACGACATTGTTCGTTATGTAACCCCCGTCATTGCTGGATGGTTGATTACCGCTTTCGCTCAGCACGGTCTGAAGATGACCACCGCCGAGGCTTACTCAAAGGTCTTCCCGTTTGTATCTTCTGGATACTTCATCATTGTTCGCTACCTTGAAACCAAGATTCCCGCTTTTGGGCGCTTGCTTGGAATCAAGAAGTCTGCTAAAAAGTAATAGTCCGTTAATAATAAGGTGGCTGGCATCTTAAAACCAGAAATACAAAAGCCCGTAGGCGGAGAAATCCAAACCTACGGGCTTTTGTATTTAGTTATTGATTTTGACGCTAACCGAAGTCCCACCCGGAACGTGGTTAAGTCCGTCAATTACTTGACCAGTTGATGGGTCAAGAACAACATCACCTGAGTAGTCAATGCTCTTCTTGATTGTGGCAAGGTCTGCTTCACGCTTAACTCGGAGCCAGTCTTCGTGACCGTTTTCTTCAGCCCACTTAACAAAGGCGTCCAAGTCTTCAACAGCGACCTTGCTTGCAATTGACCGGCTAGTTACGACACCATCTGGGAAGTCCAGCGACTTGCGACCGTCCTGTTCGTCTTCACGAACTCGAAGCAAGTATGTCGATAGGTTCTGGGTAAAGAACTCAATCTGGGGTGAGAGTTTTGACGAGCGAAATTCAACCCATGACTTGATGCGCTCAATCTCTTCCTTGGCCTGACGGTTCACCTCATCGAGTCGACGCTGAGCCCGTGCCAACTGCTTGATTGCCCACATTGCTTCGTCGTCATTGTTGATAGTAAATTTCGTATCACCGTCAACGTATCGCTCAGGCTGGTTGGCGAGAGCAAGGAAGTCGGATAGTTCAATTTCTTCGTTTGTATTTTCGTCTGACATAAAGTCCCCTTCTTTTTGTTTAGTAATAACTATACCCCCGTACTGTGACACTTGCAAGTCATTCAATTGCCTTGACACAGGTTTAGCAAACTGGTACCCTCGTCTTCATCGAAACCGACACCGAATAGAAAGGGTAATCATGGCTACCAATAGTTCATTATTTACCAAGGCAACAAAATCACAGGCTAAGGCACGTATTGCTTTAGCGGGTCCATCTGGCGCAGGTAAAACATACTGGGCCCTTCAGATTGCGACAGACCTCGCCGAGGGCGGGGAAATTGCAGTCATCGACACCGAGCGAAGTTCCGCAAGTCTCTACGCAGACAAGTTCGACTTTTCGACGCTCTCGATGGCACCACCATACGACCCAAACCGATTGGTCAGCATCCTGAAGGAAGCGGAAGACGCTGGTTTTGCAGTTGTCGTCATCGACAGCCTTACCCACTTCTGGTCTGGGAAGGGTGGAGTTTTGGACATTGTTAACCAGGCAACCTCCAAGGGCAAGAACTCATACACCGCTTGGGCGGACGGAACGCCACTCCACCAGGCGATGATTGACGCAATCCTGGCTTTCAACGGACACGTCATCGTTACCATGCGAGCCAAGACCGAATACACCATGGACAAGAACGCCAATGGTCGAACCGAGATTACAAAGTTGGGTATGGCACCTCAACAGCGTGACGGCATCGAATACGAATTCACGCTTTTCCTCGACGTTGACCTACAGCACCGTGTGACGGTATCAAAGAGCCGTTGCTCGACGCTAGCCGACCGAACATTCACCACCCACGAAGGCAACGAACTTATGGGTGAGTTTGTAAATTGGCTTGGCGCAGGCGATGAACTCATCTCCAAGAACCTAAAGGATGGAATCGATGGGAAGATTCGCTCACTCAGCGATTCTGGTCGTCACGCCTTGAAGGGACTCTGGTCGGAAGCAGGTCTCCCAAAGGTCGCTAACTTGCCAATCAGTCGCATTGCCGAGGCGGAGGAATTGATTTCCAAGGCATCCGGTGAGACTTCGGAGCCCGAAGAGGAATAAGTAGGCTCCAGACAGCCCTAATTTGCCGTTTTCGGCTCTCTGGAACCGCTTCAGCACCCTCGTGGGGTCTGGGGCGGTTTCAGGGTTTTAGGGGGCTTTAGAAGTGAGTTGCATCAACCCCAAATGGGGTGTAGTTTTCCATTCCCAATTAACGAAAATAACTCCGCCGACGGCAGAGAGGAATCACAATGAGCGCAGAAGGACAGGCTTACGTAGAAGCCAACTCCCCTTACTCGGGAGTAACCTACCTAATTCACCTTCGTATGGGCCTGCTCGCCAACGAAACATACGGATACCGAATCTTTAGCGGAGACAAGAAGTTCGCAGAACTCTGCCGATGCTCAGTCAAGTCGCTACAACGAGCAAGGCAACAGATGATTGACGATGGCTTTTTAGCACTCGTCAAGCCAGCAACCGGCCAAAAGGTTGCCGAATACCAGTTCATTTTCAAGAAAGTAGGTGGACAAAATGTCCAGCCTCTTGAAGAAGTAGGTGGACATCCTGTCCAAGTAGGTGGACATCCTGTCCAAAGTAGGTGGACATCTGGGGAAACCACACCTATATATGTAATTAAAGAAGAATCAAAGGAATCTAATTCTCCTGCATCAGTGCAAAGCACTGACGTACAGGCCAAGCCATTCGAGGTTGAGTTCGAAACACTGTGGAAGGTTTATCCACGCAAGATTGGCAAGAAGGGCGCCTACACGAAAGTCGTGGCTCAACTACGCAAGGGCGTATCCTTTGATGAACTTCTAAGGGCAACGGAGAATTACGCTCAAACCAGAGTTGGACAAGCCGAAACCTACACGATGCACCCGGATACTTTTTACGGCTCATCGAATCGTTTTGAGGATTATCTCAGTGGTGGCGCTGGGCTAGAGGAAAACACCACCAAGACAATGAGCAAATCAGAGTTGGCACTTGCAGAGTTCAAGCGTCGTCGTGAAGGGAGCGCAGAATGAACGAAAATGAAACCGTCGAGATTGTAAGGCTGATTGGGGCGTCGTTCCCAAACTGGAACCTCAATGCAGACACCATTGAGGTTTACGCAATCGCCTTCAGTGACATTGACTTTGAGGTTGTGAAGAAAGCAACCACCAACTGGATTCTGTCTGAAGAGTTTGCGCCGACCATCGCTGGGATTCGAAAGAAGTGCGCCGAAGTAATGGGCTCTAAGGCACCACTTTCCGCAGACGCCTGGGGCGAAGTAAGGAACCAGATTCTTAGCGTTGGGATGAGGGGGAATCCAAAGTTCAGTGATGACAACTCGACCGGATTGATTCGAAAGACCGTTGAATCGATTGGCTGGGGAAGCATCTGCATGTCGACAAGCCCAGACATTATTCGAGCGCAGTTTTTGCGACTTTACGATGAGCGAAAGAAGCACGTTGACAACAAGGTTCTTACGAGCGTTGGCATGAGGCCAGCACTTACTGAATCGGTCATGGAGGCGCTTGGTATGGTAAGTTCAAGCAACGAATTAAAGGAGTTGGAATGAAAAAATTCTGGGCATTGATTTTTAGCGTCACCACACTTACGGCCTCGGTCCTGGCCTGGGTCTATGGTGGCATGGCTGTCTTCAAAGGAAACCTGGGGGACGGCAAGGTAGCCTTCGTATCTGCATGCGTTGCAATTGTTGCGGCATCAATCTCTAGGTCTCTTAGCGTTAATTAGTGGGGCAAAGAAAGCCAATGAAGCGAACGCCATTGAAGCGTGGCACCAGTGGCTTAAAACGTTCACCGCTAAAGAAGACCGAATCGTCTTTAAAGCGAACCCCGCTCAAACCAGTCTCTGACCGTCGCAAGGAAGTAAACAAAAAGCGCAAAGAAGAGATGATTAAGCACTTTGGGAAGCGTGAGACCTGGAGATGTATGGGTCAGGAAATCTACCCACACAAGTGCTTCGGGGCAATCAATGGACACGAACTCCTATCCCGTGCCCGTGCCGGTCGAACGGACGAGAATCTTTTGGACATGAGCAACATCATCACCATCTGCGATTGGCTAAATGGTTGGATTGAAGACAACCCCACCAAATCCTACGAACTTGGACTGTCAAGACATTCTTGGGGCTAAATGTATAATTAAGCCATGTCTTCAGGCTTCTCGGTTAACGAACTTCTTTATCCCCTTACAAAGGGCGACGTTGCTGGTCACGCATTTCACGGAAATCAATGGAAGACTGCAATTGGCGGAAACAACTTTTTAGCACGTGGCGCAACGGAGTATACGAAGAGCGTT